CCGGTTGATCTCGAAGTTGTCCGCCGCCTTGGAAAGGTTGCTCGAAGCCAATTGCGCGTCGCTGCAACCAGTGATGCCGAACACGGCGGTCAACAAGGCCGCGCCGCCCATCAGCGCTGCTACCAGTTTCGTATTTTTCATCTTCAGTTATCCTGTTTCATTGCAAGACATCGTCACGCCTCCTCGAACACAATCCGCGGAAACGCCTTCCCGATCGGCACGCACCGGTAAAGCACGACCTCGCCGCAAATCGCTGCAGCGTCATCGATGGCAAGCTGGCGGGCCGCGTCGATCGTCATGTCGCGCAGCGGCCAAGCGGACAGATGCGCCTGGCCAGATCGGCAAATAGCGTATTGCTCCGGCTGAGGCTCCGGCTCGGTGGCGAAAATCGAAACCACGTTGTCCGGCATGCTCTCCGGAATCGGATCAACTCTCGTGGCGACAGCCTCGACGGCTTGCGTTTCCGCCGCCGTTCTGGCGCAAGACAATTCTTCTGCAGCTTTGCGGCAGCGCTCCGAGAGATAACCGCGGCCCGCTGCAGTTATTCTGTACGCAAGCGTGTTCGTGATGTCGTCACGGCATTTCGTGACAAGCCCATCCGTCACGGCGTGATTGGCATTATCGCGCGCCTGCGATGGCGATAAGCAAGCCGCGGCCGCAAGCTCGGAAACCGGCATCAGACCGTACTCGGCAAGCGCCCGGAGAATCTTGGCCCTGGCGCCATTTTGGTTTGTTGTAGACATGGCTTTTACCTCCTTGGTGCTATCGCATCGTGTGAGTAATGATCCGGCATCCGGGCTTGCAAACGACCTTTTGAAATCCGTGCGCCGTGCGCTGTTTGTCGTCGCTGATTGCTTCTTCATCTTCCTCGTCGCCGACAGCAGCCGCGGCGGCATCCGCGGCTGCTGCTGCCCTGTTGCGCGCTTTCACGGCGTTCGTGGTTAGCTGCATGTGCGACGCTTTGTCGCGCAGCTTTGCAGGAGACACGCCAAAGCGCGCGGCGAGCTTTGTGGCCGGGCTGGTGCCATACAGGCAGCAAAGCTCGCGCTCCTCTTCGGCTGTCCAGCGCTTGTATTTTTGCTGGTTCGGCTGGGCTCGGTTGCTGCTCATGCGGACCGCTCTCGCTGCGCGTGGAAAAATCCAAGCTGATACAAAACGTCGTCGAGCACTTCGTGCAGTTCCTCTACGGATTCTGCTACGACGTCCACGTCGGACACGAGGCGCATTTGTTCCTGGAAGCTGCGGAATTCGTTGCGGTTGCTGCGTGGCGCCCCGGGGCGGACGATGCGCAGGAGCTTGCCGCCGTGCGTTCGCAGGGAGTTGGCTTCGTGCAGGAATCGCACGTCGGAAACCACGAAATTACGCAGGCCCTCGCGGCGCTTGTGTTGAATCTCCCTAAGTACTTGCCATGACCAGATGTCTTTGCAGATCTGATCTTGTCCCCACGCTGTCCCCAGTGACTCCATCAACTCAACCGGCGTCTTGCCGCCAAGCCAGGCACTTGGAATCTCCTTGCGCTCCGGCGAAAAGTCATCATCAGTCAGCCCGAGCATGGCCTTGAGTCCAGCGCGAATGGGATCCGCAAACGCGAGTCGATGAAATCCGTGAACGGCGACAAGGTAATTCGCCGCGGTGTCTTTGCCGTTGAACGGCTGGCCTGTCAAGCCGAGTATCATGAGTTGTTGCTCCTCAAAGCGTTTCGATTGGCCCTGTCGGCGTTGGCAGACGCAAGCTGTTTCGCCGATCGTGCAGTGACTGCTCGCTGGCGTCTGCTTCTGCGCGCTTGGCGTCGATGCGGTGAATCTCCGACATCCAGTAGCTGACGTCCTCGAGAGACAGGCGCACCTGGTCGGCCGCATGCTGGCGCGCCTGGTGCAGGTCGTGCTGGTGGATGCGCGCGGCAGGAATGCGCAAGCCAAGCCCAATGCGCAAGGCCAGCCGGCAGGCGTTGTGGATTGCCCTGCCGAGCGTCTGCAACGGCGAGGCGCCTCGCCTGCGGCTTGGCCGCGCTTGCATGCTGTGGTCGTTGTAGTGGCTCATGCGTCGGCCCCATCAAAGACCGGCCGCGTTGCGCGAAATCCGACCATGGCATACTGGCCATTCAGCAGCGCGGCATACAGCGCAAACGCTCCGGCGTCTTTCCCGCTGCAGCATCCGCCGCCCCGGATCAGCCCGCGGTCGTCCCAGACCAACCTTGCCGACCCGGCTTTTGGGAAAATGCCCATTCCATCGGCGCGCGGATCGCACGGCGCCGTGGTGACGCTCGGGGAGTCCGGCTCCACAACTCCGGTAACGCCTTCCTGGCCGCCTTGGATGTCGTCGTACACCCACGACCAGGCGTTGCCGCCGAAGTCGCACAGCTTTTGCCCGTTGGACAAGGTTTTCCAGCGCGCTTCCGATTTGTCGTCAGGCTGGTACATGCCAGATGCCGGAGACAAAATGCTGCGCTTCCGGAGCCCTTGCTTGAGCTTGCCGAGCCCAACCTTGCCGCCAGTCCAATTGCAATTCTGGCCTGCCGCATCGTGAGCGATCGCCAGCCATTGCCGCTCAGTGATCAGCGACCAGCCTGCAGCCCGGCAGGCGGCCAGGGCGCCGAAGTACGAAACGCGAACCCAAGGCGCGCCGCCGACGTGCGAGCCAGCGCGAGGAACGCGCGACTCCGGATCCTGGCAGCAAAGGAAGCGCGAAACCTCGAACGATTGAACGACGAAGCCGCCAGGCAGGTGCGTGGTTGGCACGCGGGTAAAAGCATGATCCATTCGTTTTTTCCCTTCGCAGTTTGTAAGTTGCCGGTCTCTCCCCGGAAGTCACGGTCGCGTGGTCCAGCTTCCACCGTTCGCCTTGCTCTCACCACGCCTAGCGCCGTCTTGCTCCCGCTGCTCACCGGCGATGCGTCCAGAGGCGGTCTCGCAAAGATTCTTTGCCGGTACTCTCCCGGCTTGTCGCGGGGCTTTCGTTCTCCCGTTACGCCAGCCGTCTGCAAAAGTCGCTGGTCACTCCTGCGGCATCCGCCCCGTGCTTTGGGCTTCCTCGCGCATGTTTTCCGGCCGCGTCAGTTTTCCCGCTGACCGATAACCCTTAAAAAGACGACCGAAAACCCGCGTCGTGCCGGGTGCAGCCGGAAAGGTTTCACGACAAGCCGCTTTCGCGGCTGGCGCGCTGCTCGCGTTGCGCAATGTGCTTGCCTTCGCCGATCCCGGCATAGAAGGCGTCCCGACGCGGATCGCCGGGCTTGTACTCGTGCCGGATCGGGTGCGACGCAAACACGTACAGCAAAAACGCTTTGACTCCTGCCTTGTACTGATCCGACCGCGCTTCACGGCCGCTCGGGAACGCTTCGGCGGCAAGCCGCTCGGCAAGAAGAACGCCGCCGGGTTGATCGATGTGGGGCATGTGGTGGCTCCGTGTTTGGTTGATGAATGACACAATACCCGTTTATGGGTGTCGTGTCAATCCGTAATGGGTAGTTCAAGCGAAAAAAAAGCCGCCTTACAGACGGGCTCCTTCCAACGGCCTGGCGATTGCTACCGGACCAGGCTGCTCAACCGCTCGGCTACGGAAATGGTGACGAGCACAAGCAAGGTGATGATGACCGCCGCGGGAATGAGGGCGAACGCCAGCTTGACAAGCAGCGAGACCATCGACCAGAAGGCCATGTGAACGTCGGTGACGATGACGCGCTGCGGGCTGTCGTCTGGCTGCCCAGAAGCCGGCAACCCCGGCGCCGCCTCGATTCGCCCGAGCGTCTCCGCAGCCCTGCCGTCCGCGGTCCGGACGTCGACGGCTGGCGCCTCTTCCTGAGCCGGGAAATTGCCCGCCGGGAAGCCCTGATCTGGAGCAAGCCGGGAGCGCCTTGGGGGGGGTGTCTGGCTATCCATGGCGGAACGATATCACTCCTCGTGACATTTGCAGCCCTTGATCGCGCGCAGTCGAGTCCGGGTTAGTCGTTTCTCTCGCTGCGCGGCCCGAAATCCTTCTTGCGCGACGCCTTTCTGGCTAGGTCAAGCAGTATCTCTCGCACCTCCTGCGAGGCGTCTCGATAGCCTTGCAGGAGCTCGCGCTCATCAATCGGAGGCTCATGCACCGCCAGGACCGTTACCGGGGCCGCTGGCCCATACGCCTCATCCGGATCAACGAGCAAGTCCTTGGCCGAGCGCCGAAAGGCCTTGGCAATCAGATCGAGATTCTGGACGGTCAGATTGCCATCCGCATTGCGCGCGCGCTGAACGGTGCCAAACCCGACGCCGGCAGCTTTGGCCACTTTCCCGAGCGTGTCGCGGCCTGGATAGGATGCCATCAGCCTGATCAAGTTGCCGCTGATGATTTGCGCAATAGCCATTTGCGGATAGTCGCAAATGCGCAAATCAATGTGTGGGTATTGCGCTGACCCACATTATGGGTATAGGATGCGCGACCATGATCACCTCTCCACCAATCTACGAATTCGTGATGGCCAAACTACGGGCCAAGACCATACCCCAGCGCACGGTTGCTGCCGGCAGTGGCGTCCCCTACTCGACCCTGACAAAGATCGCGCAGGGCAGCATCAAAGACCCGAGCGTGCACCACGTGCAGCGCCTCGCCGACTACTTCGCCAAGCAGGCGCCGGCCAGTCAGGCCGACCACGTCGAGCAACAGCAGTCCGCCGCATGACGCCCACAACCCGTCTCCTCCCACCGCCAGGCGAACTCTCCGCGCCTGTGCGGCTTCTGTCCCTCTCCGCGTCCTGACAGACGCGGGGAGGGCTTTTTTTCACCAAGGACACGTCGCGTGCTCAACGACTCGAGAAGGCCAGGCACCGATCTGGCCGATCTGTCCGGCACGGATAAACGATAGCCCGCCACCTGTACGAAGGCTGTCCGGATTTTTCGTACAGCCACGTACAAGCCACGAAAGGACCGACCATGCAACAGGCCTTGTTCCACGAATCAATCCATGACGCTTTGCGCGAAGTCATCCGCGCCGCCGGCGGCTCCAAGGTGGTCGGCTGCAAGCTCTGGCCATCGCTCCCCGTTGATCAGGCCGCGAGCAAGATCAGCGACTGCCTCAACCCGGACCGACGCCAGCATTTCAACGAGCCCGAGGTGCTGCACCTGCTGCGCCTGGGCAGAGAAGTCGAGTGCCACGCCGGCCTGCACTACATCGACTGAATTCAGGGGCGCCG